TGTCTGAGCATGGGTGTGAAGTGTTTCACTCTACAATAATTCATGGATATAAAAAAGCAAAGAAGATGGTTGAAGAAGATGAAGATTATAAAGCTATCGTTAACACAATCGAATTACAAAACTTAAAAGTATAGAATGTTTAAACGGACTGACATCATGAAGCAAGCTCTTGAAGACCCAAAAAGTATTAAGAACATTTTACCTAAGGGTATTAGTGTTATTGGTAGGGGTGTAAAGATTCAGCAGTTTGATGATGAAATACAAATACTCAACATGGGAAAAGGCGGTGACTATTTTAAAGAATGTTCCGATGAAGAGTATGCTTTCTTTCTGGAAGACGGGTGGAGAAAAGGTTGCACTAAAGTAAGTATGAGCAACTGTCTTCATAAGTTATCTATAATAGAAAGCAGAATTAAAACTGAATTAAATACTCGTAAGAACGATAAGCATATTCAGAACTTAAAGAACCGTCGAGAAACTTTATTAATTAAATACACTAATTTAAAAACAGAACTAAATAAAATTTAATATGGAAAATGTTTATAAAAATCTGAGTGCAATCTCAGTTGCCGATAAGGTAGAGAAAAAAGGAAGGTTTGATTATTTATCATGGGCATGGGCTTGGCACTATATCAAGCAAGAATATCCAACAGCTAACCGTACTGTATATGAAAACGATATGGGTATCCCATACTTTACTGACGGTAAGTTTGCAAATGTTAAAGTTGGAATTACTATCAATGGTGTAGAACATATTGATTATCTTCCAGTGTTAGATAATGCTAACCGTTCTATTCCAATAACAAAGGTAACTTCTTTTGATGTCAACAATGCTATTCAAAGAGAAAAAGATAAAGCAATAGCAATGCACGGATTAGGATTATCATTATGGATAGGAGAAGACACAGCTCGTTTAAACAAAGCGGAAGAAAAGCCAGTAGTTAAAAAAGATGTGAAGCTAAAACTAACCGTAGATAAATGGGATAAAGTTTTAATGTATATAGCTAAGAACAAAGATAAAGGATTAGAATATATAGTATCTCAGCTTAGCACTAAGTATACAGTTACTACCGCAGATAAAAACAAAATCAAAAAAGCTATTAATGGATAGAGAAACAATACTCAAGAAGCTTCAGAAAGATTCAGAGTATTATGGTAAGTTTGGCAAGCAGTTTCTTTCTGCTTCCAATATAAGACAATTACTATATGAACCTACTGAGTTTAATAAAACAATAAAGACATTACCTTTATTGCATGGTAGATATTTTCACACCAGTATTCTGGAACCCGAAAAGATAGATACAATACCAGTATTCAATGCCTCATCAAGAACAACCAATGCGTTTAAACAGTTCGAAGCTGAGCATAACTTAGACAGTTATGATATCCTGTTAACCAAAGAAAAAGAAAAGTTAGATAAGTTAATTGATAAACTTTTGGGTAACTGGAAGGTGTTTGATATTATTATTGGAGACGGCGTAGAGTATGAGGTTCCAAACATAAAGGAGATTCATGGTCAAATGTTTAAAGGTAAGTGTGACGTATTAGTTAACAAACCTTTTGAAGTAGAAGTTGAACAAGACGGTCAGACATTTGTTGTTGATTATCCAGACGGTGCTATTGTAGATTTAAAAACCAGTTCATCTATTTTTAAATTCAGACATTCCTGTAATGCTTATTGTTATAATTCACAAGCATATATATACCAAGAGCTATTTGAAAAACCATTTTTATTTATTGTAATTGATAAGAATGATGGGCTACTTAAGTTTGCCCCGTGTAGTCCAGAGTTTATTGACAAGGGGGAAGATAATGTTAAAAAAGCAATTAAAGTTTATGAGAAATTTTATAGCGATGAAGCGACTTGCGACATCGATGATTATGTATATACAGAAATTTTATGAGTCGTTTAAACGATTCACTAAAGTTGATGATAAAAAATTGTGGATAGAAGTTCCAACTATCTACATGAGCACACAAGAGAAACAAGATTGTATCTCTAATGCTGTTAATATTTTGGAGCGTAACATTAAAATCAAATAATATGAGCGAAGTAAAAGAAGAAAAGCTGTATTGTGGTAGTGGTGTAGAAAAGTTTGACGGTAATCTTATTGAGATTAACGTATGCTTATCTAAGATTCCTCAAGAACATAGGTTCGAATATGAGGGGAAGTGGTATACTAAACTTAAAGTTAATAAGAAAAAAGAAACTGACGAGTACGGTAAGACACACTCAGTGGAGGTTAACACTTGGAAACCTAAACCACAAAATGATACAGACGACTTGGGATTCTAAGATTGTTTGGAGCCGTAAGGCACAGCGTAATTTAGGGGGGCGTCACAACGACGATTAATTAATACTAATGTAATATTAAATGTTTTCCCCCCTTCTTTATGCTGACTATGACAAACTCAAATTAAATTAACAGACTGACAAAATAATTTTGATTTTATATTTAAGTATCTCTATATTATTACTTTACTTTGTCATTCTCGTCATAAAAAATAGAATATAATTAAATGGAAATAACAATCTTCAAAGATATTAAAGTAACCTCACAGCCTTTTTACAGGAGTGCTTTAGTTATCTTGAATAGAATAAAAGAAGGGGCTTCTAAGGATTTAGTTAAAAAAATTCGTGAAGAAAAAGATAAGGATATAATTAATTCACTAAAACAAAAACTACCTGCTATATGTTTTAGCGGTAAGTTTACTAAAAGGAATGATAAGTCATTAACTCAACACAGTGGTTTAATTTGTTTAGACTTTGATGGTTACACTAATCAAAGAGATTTACTGCAAGAAAAAGAAAGACTATCTAAAAACAATTATGTTTATTCAGTTTTTATATCACCTTCTGGTAAGGGATTAAAAGCTATAGTAAAGATACCACCACTGCCAGACAATCATGTTAGTTACTTTAATAGTCTGGAAAAATATTTTGCTTCACCTCAGTTTGATAAGACATGTAAAAATGTATCGCGTGTATGTTATGAAAGTTATGACCCGCTGATTCATATCAATGAGAACGCAAGTGTATGGGATAAGCAAGAAGAAAAAGAATATACTGAAGTTATTAAGAACGTAGACTTACAAACTATACCAATCACTGATGAGAATAAAATTGTAGAGATACTTGTAAAGTGGTGGCAAAAGAAATTTCCTATGAACGAAGGACAAAGAAACAATAATGCTTATGTTCTTGCAGCTGCATTCAACGACTATGGTGTTACAAAAACTCTGGCAGAATATGTTCTTGGTGGATTCGAAACCAGTTCGTTTAAACGCAGTGAGATTAAACGCACAATAGATTCTGCTTATTCACAAATACAAAACTTTAATACTAAATATTATGAGGACGATGATAAAGTCACCATGATAAAACATAAATTAAAAAGAGGTGTATCTAAAAAAGAATTAAGAACTCAGCTAACTGAGCTCGACCCTAACTTAGTTGAGAATGTAATAAACAGATTAGAAGAAGAACAATCTAACCATCAGTTCTGGACTAAGAATGAGAAGGGTGTAATAAAAATAGTACATGTATCCTTTAAAAACTTTTTAGAAGAGAATGGTTTCTACAAGTTTTGTCCTGAAGGTTCTAAGAACTATGTCTTTGTGAAGGTTACAAATAATTTAATAGACCACACTTCGGAAAAAGAAATAAAAGACTACATACTAAATTATCTATTAGACTTAGATGATATATCAGTATACAATTATTTTGCTGAGCACACCAGATATTTTAGGGAAGAATTTTTAACTCTGCTTTCTTCAATTGATGTATACTTTATTGAAGATAAAAAAAATACTTCCTATTTATATTATCGTAATGGTGCAGTAGAAATATCATACAATAATATAAAACAGATTGATTACTTAGACCTTGGTGGTTACGTTTGGAAAGACCATGTAATAGATAGAGACTTTGCATTGTGTGAAAGTGTTGATTGTGATTACCAAAAGTTTATCCAAAACATTTGTGGTAATTCAACAGAGCGTGTAAACAGTATGCGTTCTACAATAGGATACATGTTACATGGTTGGAAGAACTTAGCTTATTGTCCTGCTGTTATACTAAATGATGAAATGATTTCTGATAATCCAGAGGGTGGTAGTGGTAAAGGTTTGTGGGTCAATGGATTAAGTCACATGAAAAAAGTTGTAGTCATAGACGGTAAGTCATTCAACTTTGAGCGTTCGTTTGCTTATCAACTTGTAAGTGCTGACACTCAGGTACTCACCTTTGATGATGTTAAAAAACATTTTGATTTCGAAAGATTATTTTCTGTAGTAACAGAAGGATTAACATTAGAAAAGAAAAACAAAGATGCAATTAAGATTCCATTTGCTAAATCTCCTAAGATAGTTATAACAACTAACTATGCTATCAAAGGTAAAGGCACATCGTTTGAACGTCGTAAGTGGGAATTAGAATTAGCTCACCATTATAATAAAGATTACACACCTCTTGAAGAGTTTGGTAAACTTATGTTTGGTGATTGGAATGATGAAGAGTGGTGTCAGTTTGATAACTACATGATACAATGTTTGCAATTGTATTTAGAAAAAGGATTAATCAGAAGTGAGTTTGTCAATCTTAAAATTAGAAAGCTTTCAGCTGAAACTTGTCACGAATTTATTGAATGGTGTGGCGTGATTGGAGATAACCCTATACATGATAAGTTAAAAGTAGGAGGTAAAGTACCTAAGAATGATTTGTATACTGACTTTGTAGAAGATAACCCAGACTTTGCTCCTAAATCTAAGATGAGTGTGTCGCGTGTTAGGTTTTCTAAATGGTTGGTTGCATTCTCACAATACCAATATGGTTGTGCACCTGAAGAAGGTAGAGACATGCACGCTCGTTGGATTAGATTCAGACATAAATCAGAGTTAAACGAACAACAAGACTTTCCATTTTGATAAAACTTAGAAGATACCAAAAACAAATTGTAACACAGGCTACAGATATTGTAACCCGATATGGATTCGTATACTTAGCTATGGAAGTTAGGACGGGTAAAACATTAACAAGCTTAAGTGTATGCGAACGTTTAAACGCAACCAATGTTTTGTTTGTTACAAAGAAGAAAGCTATATCAAGTATTGAAGATGACATGCAAAAACTACAGGCACCGTTTAAACTTACTGTCATTAACTATGAATCATTACATAAGATTAGTCATGATTGTATATATGATTATTTAATATTAGATGAAGCTCATACTCTTGGTGCATTTCCAAAACAAAATAAAAGAAGTAAACAAATAAAAAGGTTTATAGATATACATACTCCAAGAGTTATATTACTTTCTGGTACACCAACACCTGAATCTTACAGCCAAATGTTTCATCAAGTGTCTGGTATTAATGGTAATCCTTTTGGTTATTGTAAAAACTTTTATCAGTTTGCTCGCAACTATGTAGATGTAAAAAAGAAAATCATAAATGGTTTTCCTATTAATGATTACAAGGCTGGAAGAAAAGAGATACTTGATAAGATGAAGAAGTATACCATATCTTACTCACAAAAAGAAGCAGGGTTCAAGGTACAAACTGATGAAGAGATTTTATACGTTGATATATGCGATGATGTTTCAGCTTTGATAAAAAGATTATCTAAAGATAGAGTTATAGAAGGAGAGAATGAAGTTGTACTTGCTGACACTCCTGTAAAACTTATGATTAAAACTCATCAGTTAAGTTCAGGCACAATTAAATTTGAGAGTGGTAACTCTATGGTATTGTGTTACAAGAAAGCTCAGTACATAAGACAAAAGTTTCAAGGAAAAAAGATTGCTATCTTCTACAAATTTAAAGAAGAACTTAACGCATTGAAAGAAGAGTATGGCGATTTGTTATGCGAAACATTAGAAGAGTTTAATAACTCTGCGAAGTGTATAGCTTTACAAATTGTCAGTGGTAGAGAGGGAATTAGTTTGCGTAAAGCAGAAGCATTAGTATACTATAATATTGATTTCAGTGCCACAAGTTACTGGCAATCAAGAGATAGAATGACAACCAAGGACAGGTTGTATAATAAAATTTACTGGATATTCTCCAGAACAGGGATTGAAAAGCAGATATACAAAGCCGTTGTTAAAAAGAAAGATTACACATTAAATCATTTCAAGAAAGATTTATTAACTTTAGACGATGACGGAACAGCAGATTCAATCGAAGATAATTAAAGAGAAGGAGAGTGAAGGATACTATGTTATCAAACTAAAGATGACAAATAAAAACGGTATCCCTGACTTAATTGCAATACCTCCTAACTCTGACGTAGAATTTATTGAAGTTAAAAAATCGAATGGGAAAGTTTCTAAACTACAAAAATATAGAATCGATGAACTTGAAAGACATGGGTGTAAAGTTTTCGTACGAAAAGGACTATGACTTTGATGAAGATTTTTTAGAGACATTATATAATGCTCCACAGACTTTGTCTTTAGTTATAGCTTTATATATTGAAGAGCATTTGCCTGACTTACCTGTCAATGAATTATCTACACATCTTATGGCTGGCTTAGTATATCATTTTGATGAGCCTGTGCCATTTGTAATAGAAGTTACAAGACCAGACGAGTACCTTACTATTCTTACTGACTTAGTGTTTATAGATATGGACGAGTACTTAGACTTTATTAATCTCAAATTAAATCTAAAAATCGATGAAAGATTCAGCTATCCAAGACTTGTTACTAACAGCAAGTAAATATTTTAAAGTAGACATTCATACTAAATCCAGAAAACAAGAACATATAGAAGCTCGCGCTATTGTTTACAGCATCATGAGAGATTGTTTAAACATGACCTATAAAGATATTGGAAAAGTTTTTAACAAGAACCACGCTACTATTCTTCATGCAGTCAATGAACTACCTTACATGATTAAATACACTAAAGGATTAGGTGAAAAAAGACATGAACTTTTGGAATTATGGGGCTCCGCATACAGTGCTTATACAGTTATTGAGCGAGCTGAGAAGGTAAAATATTTGCAGGATAAAATATTTTTGCTTAATTTGGAAGCGAAACTATTAACAAAACAATTAAACGAACTTCTTAATGTCTAACTTAGATTGTAAATACACAGTATCTGACATAGATAAAATTGTATCTTATAAAACCTGGTCTGATAGAAAAAAGATTGACACATTGTTACATATAGATTGCACTCAATACGCAAACTTGGGAACGGACAGTACAATAGGGGAGAAAAAAAATGTACGAACCCAATCAAGAATAATTTACCGCGCGATTAAATCAATCGATGAATCAAAAGGAAAACTCTTACTTGATTATATGGATAAATAGGAGATGACACCACCAGTTTCGAAGCATGACCAGCAGGCTATTTCTCACATAAACCATGTGACTAATAGTAGTCATGACCTTGTAAACGACCTCTACGAAAACTTAATGGACCGTGACAACGAGAAGGCAAAGCAAACAGCTCAGCATATTTGCAAAGTCATGGCTGAACTGATTCAATCACTAACCGATGATATATGAAAAAAGAAACTGCCCTCGAGCTGAAGACATTTGCTAAAACTATAGCAGAAAGATTTTCCAATAGCTCACGCGCTTGCAACCACAACAACGAAACGTTTCAAGTCGACGAAGTAATACCGACATCTGACCACTCAGCTGTTATAAACTTTAAAAAAAATACAGGTAAAATTGCAGTAGCTTTTGCTTACTACATTACTAAAGGTCGGTCGAAGGGTTGGAAGTATTTTTTCCCAACCGATTCCCATGTGAACGGAATGCAGGCATTCCTTTTTTATAAGTTACAAGCGGAGCGGATAAACTATAGTAAGAATTAATATGCTTGTGTTCTTTTAACTCACCACACTTTTCATAATCTTCAAGCTCAATAAAGTATTCTATCAATACATCAAACACATCATCTTCCATCGTTACGACAGGCTTAGTGGGATTAAAAATAAAAGCTGGAGGGTTCTCTTCATCTTCTATTAATTGTTCGTAAGAAGCTTTCCCAGTTAGTAATTTATAACTGTTCATCATACATGTGTGTTCGTCAAAGTATTTCATCGTCTGTTTACTCTTACTCTTTTAGGTCTTCTGTTTCTTGTCTTTCTTCTGTCACCACTTCTTTCTCTTTGTGGTCTTCTTTTTTCTTTTTGTTTTTCTAATTCTTTTATACGTTTCTTTTGTTCAGGAGTAAGCTTTGTTTCAGGAGGAAACATATCTTTAATTATAACTCTTCTAACATCTTTGTAAAATGGAACCAATCCTAAATTACCTAACACCTCTAACAATAATCTATTTTCTATTTCATCCATAGCTTTCTGTCTTGTCTCAGGTTTCTTTGCGGTTTGACTACTAACACCTACCTTTAATAAACGAGACAAAGTATTTATCACGGGTCCATAAGGTCCAGAAAATGAATCAACAAATATTTCTTCTAAACTTTTCTTTTTCAAATCCTCTACACCAACCTGACTAAATACAATAGAGTGTTTATACTTATCATACTCCTCACCACCTCTTAAACCTTTTAATAAATCTCTGTTTACTGATTCTTCTAAATAGAAATTAATTGGTAGCATAGGTATGTTTCCTAACGACTGTCTTGCAAGAAGAGATATCATTGCCCCAACTATCTGTCTTGCCATTACATCTTCTATGTCTTCGTCCTTATCATCTTTTGCGTCAAACAATTCTTCGTCTAACACACTTGATAACATACTGTAAGCTGTCATATATGCAGACATTCTAAATGTAATACCTGCAAGTAATCCTGCCGCTTCTGCTTTAGATAAATCACCTTTATTAAATAAAGCAAATATTGCATTACGAGCAGTACCAAATTCAAACAAACTAAATCGAGCCATAAAAGAATTCGCCATTCTATATATACCCATCTGCATACTATCATCTGTTCTCCTCATGTTTTTTATAATAGCATCAGCTGCGTTATTAGAAGTAGCAACAGTGATTACTTCGTTGTCTGCTAAAGCTGTAGCGTTATCACGAGCTTCTTTAAACTCAGGTGATAAATATTTTGAGGTTCCGTCAGCTATTTCTTGAAAATCTTTTTTAGTAATCTTAACATCTTCACCAGTTAATTCTTTTACTTGAGCTTCAAAATTCTGTGCCCAGTTTCCAAACCATAAAGGACGAGACATTGCTTTATCAGGAAATGTTATTATGTTTGATGCTATTGCATTTACTATTCTACCTGTTAGTTTTAATCCTGAATACTTTAATATCTCTCCAAAGACATTGTTTAAACGACTTGTAGCTGAACCTGCTTTTGAATCTAAACCACCGTAGTCTGACATCTGAGTATGTTTAGACTCCATCACATCAGGATTGTATAGTTTACTGGTTTGTGATGACCTTAGATTTGTCATAGCATCAAAACCAGCTGTAACATTTTTAGGGTTAGCAACCCAAGTCCCAAAGTTTTTAAAAGCTCTCATTGCCACAGCAGGATTCTTTGCAATGATACCAAAGTTTGCAATAATCTCAGCCCCCATTCTGTAAACAGAACCAAGAGTTGCTTGATAACCAAGACGCATCATGTTCATCGTGCTTAAGTTTCCACTTGGTGTGTCGGTATAAGTTCCTTTAAGTATAACATCTACTAACTCAGTCTTTGCTTTTTGAATAGCATTGATGGCTGCTTTTGCGTCTTTATTACCAGTCTTTGCTTCTTCTTTTATTTTGTTTAAAGTTTGCTCAACCTCTCTCAAAGTCTGTGTCATTTCAAAATCCATTATAGTTTCTTGAGCACCACGCATAGCTGAATAACCTGGGTCAAAACTAATAGCCTTAGCACCATTAGTTCTTTCAACTAATGTATTTGATTTAGCACTGTTAACATTGTTGTTTACTTTGTCAATTAATTTTTGTACACTTTGGTCTTTTGTTTTAGGGTCTAATACCACACGGTGACTATAATTATTATACAACTCTACAGGAACACCATGTAGGTTAGCAGCAATATATTCTGCATCTGAAGCTAAAGAATTATTTACATCATCATAAAGAGCTAAAGCTTTCTTTTCTTTAGCTGTTAAAGAGTTTTCTATTTTAGTTAAACTAATTTCTCCATCTACTTCAAACTCTGTTTTTAATTCATTTAATATTTTTGCATCCTGTTCGTTTAAGATACCATCGTTTTCTATTGCTTCTAAAGTTTTATTTACAAAATCTATAGCTGATGGAGTCTTAGCGTTTGGTTTGCCGTCAACAAAATTAGACTCATGCTCTCTTTGCAATTGAAGCATCCTTAGTTTATATTTCTTTTTAACTAACGCGTTTCTTGTTATACCTAACCTATTACCGTCGGTGTTTAACAATTTAGCAGCAGCATCTATTTTTGTTTGTAATCTTTTTACTCTTGACTTAACTGTTTCTAAAGACCGTGCTAACTTTCCAAATGTATTGTTATAAATAGTCTTACTATTTCTGTTTCCAAAAACATCATCGATAAAAAATGTAGAAAGACTACGGATTCTTTCAGTTAAAAACCCTCTTCCAGTTCTTAAATTTTTAATCTTACTATACATATTAGTCATAGCATCCACATACTTATTCATTCTAAACTTTTGTATCAGTGGATTTACTTTATTAAAACTATCAAGTGCATTTAATTTTGTAGCTATGTCTGTAACTGCTTTACCTGCGAAACCATTCTTTATGTTTTCTATAATTTGTTCTAATACTTTTAAGTCAGAATCATCCAGTTGCTTCATTTGTTCTGGAGTCATCTTGAGTACTTGACGAGCATCTTCCTTAGCTCTTTTATCTGGTATATTATTTAGGTCTGCCTCAGTAACTTCCTTTTGTTTTTCAGAAATATTTTTAATAGCAGTGTCCGCATCAAAATCATCAGGCACAGGTTCTGCTTTTATACTATCAATATCTTGATTAATATTCTCTTGTACTGCATTTAATATATCTAATGCTTTAGGTAAAGTCTCTTGAGCTTTCTTAAATGACGGAACTTTTTTACCAGAACCATACTCTTTTGCTAACTCTATAAAAGAATCTAACTGAGCTTCTGGTATTAAAGAAGGGTTAATACTGAATAAAGTTTTTAATGCTGCTTTTAAATCAGCTGGTAGTACACCAGTCTTAGCACCACCTACTTGCTTCTTAGCTTTTTTGGATTGACTCTTCGCAGTGTTTAAACGCTGCACATAATCTTGTTTAGTAAATACATTATCAACAAATGTAAGGAAGCTATCTACTGATTTTTTATTATTAAGATTTACATTGGCAAATCTTTTTGTAATAGCTTTTACTTTAGACTGTGAAATCTTACCAAGGTTTTTACCAAAGCTACTTATTAGACCAGCTATGTTTTTCATAGACTTTTTATAAGCAGCTGCTGATTCTCTTGCAGCTTTAGCTTGTTTTCTTATCTGGTCTTTAAGTGCTACTCTTTCGTTTACTACAACTTTTTTATCTTTAGGTTTCCCCAGTATCTTTTTAACACTTGGAGCTTTCTTAATTTTTATACCAAGTTTTTCATTTAGTTCTCTGACTAATTGGTTTCTTTCTATATCATTAAGTTGCTGATAAAGTTTTGAGTTCTGTAAATACTTTAAAGTATTGTCAAGTATTTTTTTAGGACTTGTGCTTTCACCTACCTTTCTACCTTTGGTCTTTTTAATTATATCATTAATGATACTCTGTACCCTGTTAGGGTCAGCTTTAGCTTCAGGTGTTGTTGGTGCACCTATATATTCGTTGGGAGATATTCCTTGCTTCTGAGCGTCACGATTTATCGCTGAGATGACTTTCTGATAAAGGCTTGACCCTTCTTGCCCTTGCTGAATGGAGCTTTGTCTACCATCTGAAAGAATCTGTTGCCTGCTCTTCGCGTCAATAAATCTTGAGTTGATTGCTTTTTTGTCTGAGACTTCATAAGTAATATTTTTTTCGTCTAATATATCTAACAGCTTTGCCAGCTTTGCATCCTTATCTGCATCACTAAAATCAAAGATGTCCAGCAAAGATAGTAAATTATTTGTTTCCGACAAAGTATACTCATCAATACCAGCTTCTTTCAGAGCTTGGAATGTACCTTCACTGTCTGAAACTTTAATTGTAATCTCATTACCGTTGTGATTTTCTGCACCATCTGTCGTATATTCTGCAGCAATAGAAGACTCTTGTACTTCGGGTGCTAACGCAGCAGTTATTGCAGCATATTGTGAAGCTTGTTCTAACGTTGCGTTTTTTAATTTTACAACATTACTTACCTCTCTAATCTTTGTGCCTGCATCATTTACATAACCACCTACTGACTCTTCAATTTCAATCTCTACTCCTAAATCATCTGCAATATTTTGAAGTGATTGTTTATACTCTTGGTATTGTGGGGACTTTCTTAAACCACCTGCTTCAGATGTAGACTCTATAGAAGTCTCAAAGAATGGTGCAACATTAACACTTACTTCCTCTTGCGTTTGCGTCTCGATAGGCTTGTCAGGAGTTTGGTTTTGGGTTTCGCCCTCTTGGGTAACGACCCCAGCGGCGTCTCCTTCTCCCACTTCTGGGCTATCTGTGGTAGATTCTTGTACATCCACCTGCGTTGCGCTTGACTCTTGAATGGCATTGGCTCTTTCGTTTATTTGTTGTTCGGTTGGTTCAAGTATACCTTCAGATATTAGCTGGTCTTTAGCTTGTTCTTTAGCCTCTTCATCATCTAAATCTTTTACATTCTTAAACCTATCTACTTCAGCTGCAGTTTTCTTAGCAGCTTCTATTGCTAATTTAAGTAATTCTTTTTGTTTGTTTTTAACCTGCTCATCAGAAGGTTTTTCTACACCCTCTTCTTGTAATGCTTGTATAGCTTCCAACTGTGATACAGAAAAATATTTTTCTAAACCATCTGGTAACTTTACAGTTTCTCCAACATCTGTTTCTGCTTCTTTTACAATAGCATCAAGCTCTTCATTTATTTCTTTTATTCTCTCTTTGTTTTCTGGAGAGTCTGGATTCTCCATATTATCTCTTTCTTGAAGTAGCTCAATGTATCTACTTCTTCTTTCTCCTTTTAAGTTATCAGGTGTTTGCTGATTCAAGTTTGCTTCTTGTCTTCTTTTAGTATATTTTTCTTCAAGAGCTGTGTCATTTTCAATAACAAATTGTGAATCTATTATTTCTTGGTCTGTCATGGTATCAATAGCAGCCTCAACATCTTGCTTACTCATTAACATTTTAGTACCTTTCTTTGTCAGGTACCCATAGCTTGGTGGTTTAAAAAAGTTTTTACCTTTACCTACCATATTATTACCTATGTCTGTTAAGCTCATACCGCTTACTGCAGTGGGTATTGATAATACAGAAGAAGCTTGTCCTGTTATACCTTCAAATCCAATCTCAGCTACATCCATTTCTTGACCCGTAACTGCTCTTGCGGTAGCTTCACCACCTGCTCCACCAACAGCTTCAATACCTGCAGCTTTTAAAGCAGCTCTGGCTTTCATTCCTTTTGTTATAGCTTTATCCGCAGCCTTTGCAGCCTTTATAGTACTACCCCCTATCTTACTTGCAGCACCCCTTGTAAACGCATCTATAGTACCTATAACAAGACCTCTTGCCATGGCTTTGTTTCTTATAGATTGCATAGCAGTAGGGTTGTTTAATATTTTTCTTACACCATCTTTGTCAAATTTAAATCCAGCACGGTCAACTTCTTCTTTCATAAACTCAGTAAAGGCCAAACCTGTTTCAAGTGTAGCACTTGCTCCTAAGATGGCACCGTTTATACCACCTCCTACTGCTCCTACTGCACCCGCTATTGCACTACCTATTGGTCCACCTATAGAACCCGCTATTGCACCTGTTCCTCCTGCAACTGTCGCACCTAATGCTCCACCAGCTGCTGCACCTCCTACCACTTCAGGGTTTACCATTGATGCAACTGACGATACAAATAACTGACCAATGACTGAAGGATTTTGAGCTACACCGAACATAAAACCTAAAACTCCCCCACCTTCATTTTCATATATTCGGTTGAAGTCTTTCATCTCATCAGACATACCATAGTTGTCCATGTTCTTAACAGCAGCAATATATTGTTCTACATCTGCATCTGAGGTTTCACTACCTGACATGAATAATCTTCGAGCATCATCTATGGTAGCACCTTGACCAAGACCTTGCGCTCCTGCTCTATACATATCACCAAAGAAATCTGTAACTGTATTTTTACCCAGCATTTCTTCAAGCCAAGTATTCTTCTCACCAACATCTACGTTAGCACCAAACTTAGTACCGACAGGTTTATCGGGTAAGGGTTGTTTGACAAGTGATTGATTAAGAGAAGCAGGGTTTAAACGGTCTACACTTCTATTTGGTGAACCCAAAGAACCAGCTCCTTGCGGCGAAGGAGTCTCTTCTGCAGGAGTTTGTGTAGCCGAATCCACAGGCTGTTGAGGACCCTCTCCAGAAAAATCTTTTTTTTTTAAGGGTGTTAGAAACTCCCCAAACTGTTCTTCGCTTTCAAATACACCTTCTGGTAGCATCTCAAACAAATCTTCAGTTCCCTCATCTTCTATAAATTCTTGAAGCTCTTCTACATCTCTAAAGGTTCCCTCTGGAACCATAGCAAATAAGTCTTCTAATATTTTTAATTGAATCTCATTCATATCTTATAATCCCATTTCTTTTTTGTAATCCAAATAGGTTTTAGTTGGATTATCTTTTTTCCATACAGGATAAGTAGTCATATAAGTTTGACCTCCACCCTTTCTATTTTTATTAGCATCCTCGTTTACTATATTCATAGCTTGAGCAACTGAATCAGCCAACTGCTCCATGGTTGTATTTCTCTTTGCTCCACCAACATCAACTTTTACTTCTTCCATAGTAATCTCACCTGTGTTTTCATCCTTAACTGGTCTATTATATATTAAAGAAATTCTATTGTCCTTACCACTACCTGATACATCTATTTTTAAACCAGTGAAACCTGCGTCTCCAAATGCTTGCTTGTCAGCAGCAGACAAGAACCTATTAATAGTCTGAGTTAATACTCTTTGTATTTCATTATTAGTATTACCCGCTGTAGTTTCATCCATACCACCACTAACCTTTAAGTATTCAGCAATTGTTTCTTCTTTACCATCTATCTCATAAACTTTAGCAGAAGTATTATCAGTAGAAGCCTGTTCAGTCACCTCTTCAAATCCTACATTTCTATTTTTACCTCTATCACCTAATGTTACGTTATCCTCTATCCTTTGTGTAACTTCAGTGGTTGATAAGTCATATCCTTCTTTATCACCGAACGGACTTAAGATATCATATAGAGCAGCTATATCTTCTTGTAATGTAGTTTGGTCAGCTACATTATCTTCTTCGTCATACGAAGTTCTTACTATTCTTATTGGCTCTCTACCATCAAACTCTACTAATATGATATCATCTGTAATATCTACATTAGTTATGACAGGATTACCATTCTTAATATTTTGCTCGTTTCTTTGTTGTATCAACTTGTTTAATTGTGATTCAGAAGTTTTAAGGTCTTTGTTAGTTAATACACGATTTAAATCATTTAGATATCCGTTAATATTCTCATCCAGATTTTCTTCATTGGTTGTCGTCTGATTAGCTTGCTGACCACCAAGACCTGCGTTATTTTTAACAACCATATCTAACTGAGAATTGATTTGATTCTTAGCTAATCTTATTGCTTCTTCTTTCTGCTTATCACTTAGCTCTACGGTAGGTGGTTCTCCTTCACCAGTTTTGGCTAATATTTTTTTAGAGTCAGCTGCAGCTATCGCTGGGTCATCAGTAAAGCTATAACCTAAACCAGAGTTTATCAAGTATTCTGCAGCTGCGTTAGCATCTCCTGCCACACCTTGTGCTTGACCAGTTAACCACTCATCGAAACTCATCTTACTACCATCTGCATTTTCAAAACCTTGACCTTCTACATCATCAAACAATTGTCTAAAGTCTTCAATACTTTTTACATCCTTACCACCAGATAAAACAGTATATGAAGTTAGGGTTGAACTTACAACCTCAGCTAAATTTTTTGTAACTAAGTTAGCTACATCTGCGTTTAAGTCTCTGGAATTTTCCTGATAGTTAATTAAATTTAACATAGTACCTGGAGTGGTATAAGCTTCTGGATTATCCTTACGACTTGGTAATATAAATTTACCTGGGTTATCAGGGTCTTCTTGCATTTGAACTAATAGTAATTGACCAGTAGCTGGGTCAGACCACAGCTTTTTATTTTTAACATTACCAAAACTAAACCCTGTACCTCTAAAAAATTCTTCAAGATTAGATGCTTCTCCATTTTTTATTCTTTCTATACCTTCTTTATACTTTGCATCATAGTTTTTAGCATAGTTACTTAACCTTGAGTAACCGTCTTTTTGTTGTTGCATAATAAGCATATAGTCTTTGGGGTCTAATAAACCACGCCTAACTAAATCCATGTTTGCTTGTAATGTATTTTTTGAAAAGTCTGAACCGTCTATCAAAAGACTATTCATAGAAGGAGCTTGAACGTCAGCTATTTCGCTGAGCTTGTTCATGGCATCATTGGTATCGTCTATTATTTTTTGTTTAGCAGCCGCTCTCTCATCACGGATAGTCTCTAACCCTTTGGTTAAATCTACCGCAACCTGTCCCCAATTTACTGCTTCCTCTCTTCCTGCGTATAAAGAGTACTTATTAGAAGCTGTAGGTTTTTGTGTGTTCTCAGCCATATCTCTAATATCCGTATAGTAATTTTTGTAATCCAGCTAAATCAGTTACATCTCCAATACCTGCTTGTAGGTCTTTGAATCTTGGGTCATCTCCAGTGAAAAACTCTTTAGCTTTTGTTATATCAAGATTACCTTTAGTGTTTAATTGTCTTACCTCTCTTGGAGTCAAGTCAAGTTTTCTTAATTTCTCAGCTCTTTGAGCTCGTGTCAATCCTGTTCCTCCCTCTTCTACAGTCTTACCTAAATCTTCACTTGTACCTAAACCTGATTCTAAGTTAGTACCAGCTCTATCAGCTTTAGATGTACCAAACAATGGAACTAATGCAGCAGCTGAAGACGCTGCTTGTGCAGCTCCTTGTATACCACCTGCTATTTGTTGTGAATATTGACTACCATAATCTCTTGCTATTTGTGCTTGGTCAGCAGCTGCTCCTACTTCCATATCAATAAGCTGTTGATTTAACTTATCTTTTGCTTCTGCTTTCATTTTCTGATTTTCATACAACGCATCTTGCATACCTGTACGAACAACTTCATTAGCTTGTGCGGCAGCTTGTTGTAAACCTCCGACACCAGCTGCTAAATTTCTTGCGTCTCCCTGTTGTAATGCAGCTAACGCTTGAGCTGCAACTTGTTGGTTCTGTTTAAACTGATTCTCAAAAGCATCAATAGGAACATTTAATGTTTCATAAAAATTCTTTTCTGCTCTTTCTTTGGCTTTTTGCATAAGAGCTTTCTGTTCTCTTTGTGCTTTCCTTTGGTCACGCTTAGCTTTTGCTGCATTAGCAAAACTAACACCCGAACCTACTGCAGACAAACCAACTCCTATTGCTGCTATTATTCCTGACATAGTTTTAAAACTTTATTTATTACTTTTTTGGGCAGCTCTTTATAGCTTACCGCATATATTTCTTTTTCAGCTTCCTCTACTGTTTTTGCTTTGGTATTGTATACACACACCCACTTCGTGTCTTCATGAATATAAAATATTCTTTGTGTACCTACTACAGTTTGCACAGTATACGGTGCTTCTATTGTTACAATACTTCCTTCATCATTTAAAAATGAAACTTTGCCTTCGAGTAAAAAAGATGGATGGTCTTGTTTATGTATAAACGAAACACATACATGTCCCTGTGGCATAAAAATTTCTCTGGTATATAAACCACCAGCAAAATGATGTTTCAAAGGATATCTTTCTTTCATTAAATCCTCCTGAGGTTTTCCAACTTCATGAGTAGCCGCTTCATCTAAAACAGATATTTGTTCACGAAAGGCAGCTATCTTATCCCACAAAATACCTTTGTTATAGTGAACAGCATTTAATATATCTTCTGGTTTATACTCTTGTGTTACCAAAGATTCTTGCATGTTGTTATACTATTTGTCACAAAGATAATAAATTTCTATGGAAAACTTTTCATCACACTACTACCTACCGAGAACAACTCAACTTCGGTAACATCATTGTTAGATAAAGTAAACTCCATAAAATATCCTCTCATACCATACGATTCAGCTACAGTGTTATTGGTGAATAAAATAAAATCTCCAAGAACAGGACCCACTGGAGCTGGTGGCGTAGGAATAGTTTCGTTTACCGTAATAGTATTATTATTTCTATCTATTCCTGTTATAGTTCCCGCTACCGCTGGTGTTCCACCCTGAACTAAAGTATATATTACAGCTCCTATACTAACAATGTTTCCAATAGGTTGTCCTAATGTAACTACTCTTGCGGTTATTGGACCTGTAGGAGCAATACTAACTGCACCTAATCCATTTGCATAACGTAAAGTAAAATCTGTTACACCTTCAAGATGTCTTACATAAGCAAACCACTCGCCTTCTTTTTGTTCGAAATGTATTTCATCTACATCACCCTGACTTAAATCAGTTAACAAATTAGTACAATCCCATGCCGCATTACTTTCAAAAGAAAGAGTTTTAAATAACTTAATTGATAAAGTTGGCTCTGGATTAAACACACTGGTTATTGTAGAAGGAGCAAGCGTTCCTGATACATTGTAATATTCATTACGATTGGTATTAGTATTATGTCTGTATAAGTTTCCGTTTTTAAACGTATACAAATAAGCATTCATACCAATTATAAATTCAGGTAAGAAAGAATAGAATGAAGGCCATCCGTCATTCTCTGGTTTATATGTTAAAGTATATTCTTGTATAGCCATTTTCTTAAATTAATATACATAGTTGTCCGTTACATTCTGCTCTTGATGTAATAGTATTTTGAGTGTCAACTTGGAATATTCTAAATGTTCCAGTATTTGTGTTAGTACTTGTTGCTGCATAAGCATACCAACCTGCTGTTAAATTACTACCCGCTATTACATCTCCTACCGTTACATTTGCATAAGAGTCATTACCTGTTGTACCTCTTGGAGTGTTTATCAAATAATTGTTGTTACAGAATACGTTACACGAATTTCCAAGCGCACTTATAAAGAATGTAGTAGTTGGAGGTGTACATGTACCTAATGTTACTGTACCATTTAAAGCTACAGTCATATAAGTATTTACTCCGCTGTTCGAACTTAAATAATAGATACCCGCTGTTAAAAGAGTATTACCCGCAGCATCAGAATAAACTGTATCACCATTAACAGGTGTTGCTCCTGCACCATCATGATAATATGTTTGTCCAGTTGCTGGTGCTGAACCTCCGTTACATATAGGATTTATAGAAGACTGAAGCACTGAAGCATTGAAAGCTGTATTACCACCTGTGTTTGTACAAGCTCCTGAAGAAACAACCACTCCATTTCTTACACCTATTGCCGTCGTGCTATTAATTATAATATATTTTAAGGCAGATGTATCGTTAACATAATTAGCTCCATTAGCATCGGTATACACCCAGTTTCCTATCTCAGGTAGTGAATTACTATCTTGTGTAAACGGACTGGTGTTACCTGTAGCATTACGAGCATAAAAATATTGTGTAGTATTAGCTGTACAATCTGCAGTGTTTTGTAATGCAGAGCCATTAAATGCTGGTAATTCCACAGGACATAAAAGTTCCCAGTCAAACACTGTACCACCCAAAGGAGCGAATACCTCTACCTCAATAGTAGTTACCGTAGGGTCTGTTTTTGGAACAATCATAGTAAATACAGGTGAAGGGTTGGTTGATGTATCAGTTGCACACCCAACTTGATTAGTAGATATAGTAACCTGACGGGTACCACCAGAAAGAACATAAGTATTGTTTACTAAGTTATACTCATTAATATTATTATAAGTACCACAAGTGTTAAAATTATCATTACCTACATAGACTGGAGTGTGAGCTGATGGAGGTTGCTGGCTATTGACACCCGCATAATCCACAGCATTAGAATTACAGTCTACTAACACCACTCCATTGTGATTGTTTTTAGCCGTCATTCTATTAACAGATACATTATTATATGTAGCCACCATACCATCTGGTATAGCTGCGTTCATTTTAGAATATATATATACAGCTCCTACATTGGAACCTACATCTATTACCGCATTAAAATATCCTGGTTGGTTAAAATTAGCTTGTACTCCTGAACCACAAGGCACTGCACATGAATCACAAGATTGTGCATTTAAAAGAATACCATTTACTTGCTGTCTTACTATTCCATTTTGAGAATAGTACCCATCTGCAGACAATGTAGTTAAAGCTGCATCATCATATACAGACGTTGCATTCGCAAAACTTAAACCATCAAAATAATATACACTATAACTTGCAGCCATATTAACAACTTGTTTTTTCTATTACCATTCCTAAACTATTGACCCTAATATACTCATTTCCTGCTACTTTGTAATAACCAGCTGGTAGATTATTAATACCTTGACCTGGTGCATTACCTGCACATTGAGCATCCTCATAAACTAAATCATATAATTGTAATCCTGAAGCAGGTGTTCCCGAACTATAAAATGTTTGTGATAACGGTTGCTGACAAGCAATACTTGCGCTGTTCTGTCTGGTACTCGCTTGAAAAGAAAAACACGGTACAGTACAATCACAACACGCTTCAGTAGCTGAAACATTAGAGTAACATAAACTTTGTGCAGCTGTAAATCTAAAGTCATATACTAAGTATAAATACTGATTGTTTGTAGGCAACGAAAATGTTGGAGATGTAACAGTTGCTTCTCTAATATTTGTATTAGCAGGATTTGTTACTTGCCCATTTGGTATTGTAGTAGCTTGACTTAAAATACCAGCTACGCCCGCTGCATCATTTGCATATAACGTATTGCTGGATAAATATTTAAAATTATCATTTGGATATTTCCAATCATAATCATCTGTTGACATTTTATTAACGCGCATGTTTAAACTTGCTCCGTTATATGGATATACACCTACAGAACGCACTCCCGTTTGACTTTGGAAATAACTAAATAAATTTGGATTAGAGCCCATAGTTATTTGGTCAGTATCTATTGGACTAATAGTTTGTGAATCAGACCATCCATACTCTACATGAATTAATGAACCGCTATCAATGTTTGAATTAATTACACATTTAAATACTGTTATAGTTAGTGGTGTAACACAATTAGGTGTTACGCTAAAGCTTGCTACTTGATTATTCTGAGGTGTAATTGTAACAGTAGCAGTAGTAGGTGTGTTCAATGTTTTTGATACAGTTAATGAACCTCCAGAAGACGTAGACCCAGAAGATGTAACGACACCATTCCAGTTTACTTCTACTATTACAGTTCCTAAAGTTACACCATAAACTACAGTAAAGTCACCTATTACAGTTCCAAAATCTATGGTATAAGAAACTGCTGAGGATGCTTTTGTTGTATTAAATTGTGAGCCACACTGATAAACTACTTCAGGTTGAGGAACTTTTCTGTTGTTTGTAGATAGAACATACTCATCCATATAAGGGTCATACCCTCCTAACTTTTGAGTTCCTAAAGCTTGTTGAAATGTATCTCTAAACCATGAACGCATACCCTTATCAGATATAACTTCTAACTGGTCACTTGTAGAATTTCCAACTAATCTTATAACACCTACTCTTTTAGTGTCAGTAAAATAATAACTATCTCCATATACAGCAAAACTTTCTGGATTAAAACTAATACCATATTCTTCTGTTCTTGCTATTTGAGTTCCTAATATTGTAGGTGAACTAACTATAGCACCACCTCCTGTTGAATCACTTATTAAATTTTTTGATGCAAGTACATAACTAATTTTATCTTCTTGTAATGTTAGTATATCTGTTTCTCTTGCATATAATTTTTGTATTGGTCCAAAGCTCGTTTCTAATTCTTTAAAATTTGCAAGGCCTAAGTTAAACTCATTAAGATTATTAACTCCCGCATTGCTACTAAACACTCCACTATAAGTTAGGTCAGCAAATCTGTGAGCTTCTTTAAAATCTTGTTCAGATACAGCTAATACTCTTTGCCCCATAGTTAAAGCTCTTCCAGCTAAATCATCTTTGATTTTAAAACTTTCTACACCATTAGCAAATGTATAACAATCTATAAATGGTAATGTTACTATAGCTGGCTGTGTAGTTGTTTGGTCTTGGTCGTTAGTATCACCACCAGACATGTGTAGGTAGTTTCCACTACCGTCTCTTACTACTGGATAAGATTCAGAAGCATCATAAAAAATATCAGGACTTGCGTCAACTGGTTCTGTTTCAAAAACAATCATAGTGTTTGCTCGTGTAACTACAATCTCACAACTTACAGACACATTTCTTCTTCTTGACACAGGCCATGCACCAGCACATCCTTGTTTTTTAGTTTTAAAAACAAGACCTAAAGGAGAGGCTGGGTCACCAGGAGTGTCTTGAACAAATTGAAAAAATACAGAATCAGTACCTACAGCAGCACCACTATTTGTGGTACAACTTACACCAGCTACTCCTGCTGAGTAACTACCAATTGCACTTTTATAAATAACTTCTATATTTCCATCTGCTTGTATTTTACCTGGTGAAGCATTGGCTGGGTTTATTTGGTCACCAACCCACCAACTTCTAAAGTCTGGATAATCGCTGGTAGAAAATAATGTTTGCTCCCACTTCCATTCAAACCCTTCACACGCTCCACCTCTTGCGCTTCTTTTAACTCTCATTTTTACTTCAATAATTGAGCCTGCAGGTATATCGTAATTAGTAGTTGTTTGAGGTGGACCCGCATCAGTTGTAAACAATGGGTATCTTACTCCGTGCTTACAAGTTCCATCATCTCCAGTACCTGTTACTTTTTTCAATCCATTATCTATTACTGCATCAGGTGGAATATTAACATTAAAACCAGAAGGTTTTATTTCCATATACAAACCAGGTAATTGATTTGTGTTTACACCCATACCCTGAGCATTAGATAAAAAGTCTCTTGCTTGTGCTTCTACATTTAAAACTTTGGCTTTAACTACTTCAGTTATAGGACCACCAACATCTGTTTTTACTATTAAAGTGTCACCTGTTTTAACTTTATTTTGGTTATCACCTTCAAGTTTAAAATATGTAACTTGTGAGGTTTGAACTGTATAATAAAAATTAGAGAATATAGTTTCGTAACTACCCTTACTTGGCTTTACAACAAACTTATATCGCTGAGCCCAAGAAGGCGCATAGTTTTCGACGGTAGCTTTGATACTATTAAGAGTTATACTGTTTGCCGTTGGAATACTAATGGTATTAAAATTAGAAGTTAAAACTGTAGAAGCTCTACCATATTCATCTAAGTAAACAATACCAGTTGCAAAATCTCTATTACTATGTAATGAACCTGTGTCTGCTTCAGAAGTAAACACCACATCAGCATTAGTAATTCTAAAATACTCATATAAGTCTGTCTGATTTACAACTGGTGGACCAGCAGAACCAGCACTTATATATTTCATTGCAATTACTTGTAGTCCTATTATATTACTACCTGGTGTTGTTGATATAGGCCAACCTTGTAGTGCGGTTGAACTTGTTACCCCACTTAATTCTTTTGTAAAAGTACATATCTGAGAAGGTACCTGTAGGTCATTATTAAACCTATCAGTCAAGGAACCCCCTTGTGATGAGGTAGCTATGGGTTGAAAGTTTACACCCTCTTGCGTTCCTATTGCATTTTGAAAATCAGGACCAATAGCAAAATCATAAACAGAAGCATAGTCTTGAGTTAAAATAATCTGAAGTTCAAATGTTACTACACCATTAGTAAATAAATTGTTATCTATAAAACATTGTTCCGCTGTTGTTCCTCCTATAGATGAGTGTTCTATTTGTACACTTATATTAACCGATGACCCTTGCTTGAGCTGTGTTGCAATTGCAGATAAATCAATATTTACTTTTGCATTAGTTGCTGTTACTGTGTTTGCTGGGTCAATCGTATAGTTAACACCATTAACAATATTTACAGAATCAATTGCAGTAAAATCCACATTTTCACTAATCAACTCCGTGCTATAATTCATAGCAATTTTTTGTCCCAATTCATTTGTAATATTATATCCGTCTGTGTAGTTTCCATAGATAAGACGATTACCCATTAAAGTTAATGCTTGTGCTTTTCGTGGGACATTATCATATAGTCTTCCTAACTCATCAGTTCCTAATACAGAATATATTTTACTATTGTTAAACTGGAAAGTGTGAACTGAATTATCAGCCCAACCGTTTTCTAACTTGTTAAATCTTTCAATTACATATACGTTATTGGTGTTTGTATCTTTAAATAATAAATCAACTTCTTTTACTCTTTCACTACCAGTACTAAAAGAAACATTAACAGCATTGAATCTGTTTTTCATTCCTTCGTTGTTGTAATTTTTTACACTAAATTTAAACGCAGATGTAGCAAAAGCAGGTAGTGAAAATAAAGACATAGCACTGTATTCATTATTAGCATATCTATATCTATAAGCAAAACATAAGAATCTATCTTCTATATAATTTTCTGAACCAGGTAA